CTGTAATATCAGCATAATTCTTATTAAATTTGCCGTTAAAATACCAATTTCCTTCAGTTTCAACAGAATTATTGCCTAATTCATCGCTAATTGTTACATGATATTTTGCAGAAGTAATAACTTCATTATCTGTAGTAACTTCTTCAATTTTCCAAACGTAATTATTCATAATTTACCTTATACGATTACCCAGCGACTGCCTGATGGAACTGTTACAGTTATTCCTGATGCTACAGTAATAGGGCCAGCACTTAACGCACTTGAACCACTAGGAATACTATAATTAGATGCTACTGATAAACCATTAACATGAAAAGCCCCTGTAGATTCAAGAGAATTATTTGTCATTTTTGCCATTTGCGTATTAGCAACACCAGCATTATAAAATGTTAATGTGTCCGCAGAACCAACGCTAATACGACCATTACCTGTCAAATAATCAACAACAATACCGTCTGTATAAGAACCTGTAAAAGTGCTTGTTGAATAAAATCCAGCAGTCGCTAAAAATGATGATGAACTTAATTCACCTGTAGATGGTTTATAGGTTAATTTAGTAGAACTTGTATATTCTGTTGTTGCAGTACCAGTAGTCACTCTAGCAAATGTAGGATAGTAAGCAGTAGCAGAACTTGTATCGTCAGTAATTGTTACGCCTGTTGCTGGTGCAGCCGCCCAAGTAGGAAGGCCACCAGCTAACGTCATAATATAACCATTAGTAGTTGCAGCTAGAAAAGTAGTAGCACCCGACCCTGTTTGATATGGAACTGACCCATTAGCACCACCAGCTAAATTTGTCGCTGTGGTAGCACTTGTAGCACTTGTCGCTGTTGCTGCATTGCCGCCAATTGACAAGCTAGAAGCTGTGCCTGTTAATCCAGTTCCTGCGCCTGTAAAGCTAGTAGAAGTAAATACACCAGTTGATGGATTGTATTGTAGCTTGGTAGAGCTTGTATATTCAGTAGATAGCGAACCGCTTGTTTGGTTAGCAAATAAAGGATAACGAGTGCCTACTGTTGTAGTGTCATCAGTTACAGTTGCATAACTGACAGGAGTTGCCCAAGTAGGTGCGCCTGCACCATTGGATTGTAAAAATTGACCTGTTGTACCTGCTGCGCTGATTGCTAAAGCAGATGCGTCAGAATATAAAACGCCACCAGCGACTGCTGTTAAATTGGCGTTAGTACCACCACTACCAAGTGAAAGCAATCCACCAAGTGTGACATCCCCTGTTGTCGTTGTTGATGGTGTAAATCCTGTAGTGCCTGCACTAAACGATAAAACGCCCGTATTCGCTATTGTAACAGCGGCAGAGCCATTAAAACTTGTTCCTGATAGTCCAGTACCAATTGTTAATGCGTTTGTCGTGTTAGCTGTGATTGTAGCTGAACCACCTAAACTAATTGAGCTACCATTAATAGTAATTGAACTATTAGCTAATTGAGCGTTGGTAATTGTACCACTTAAATCAGTAGTAGGAATTGTAGTAGATGCTGTTAATGCGCTTGTACCTGTGCCTTTAACGTAACCCGTTAAACTAATTGCGCCAGTACCACCGCTTGCTACTGCTAATGGGCTTGATAATCCTGAGATTGTGCCACCAGTAATGTTTACCGCATTGGCATTTTGCGTTGACATTGTACCCAAGCCAGTAATATCTGAACTTGGAATAGATGAAACTGTAGTAAATGCAGCAGTTCCACTAGCTTTTAAATAGCCAGCAGTAAATGTATTTGCGCCTGTACCACCATAACCAACACCAATAGTATTTGCGTTCCATGTGCCAGCAGTTAATGTGCCTACACCTGTAATGCCTGTGTATGAACCACTTAATAAACTAGACGCAAACGTTCCACTTGTTACTTGACTTGCGCCAATAGAAATAGATTGTGCAGATAAGCTAGTTAGCTGACCTTGAGCATTTACAGTTGCGCTTAAACTTTGACTTGCTGAACCATAAGATGCAGCAGTTACGCCTGTATTAGTAATGTTAAATTGATTGCCTAATAGCGTTAATCCTGTGCCTGCTGTGTATGAACCACTAGCAGAAAATTGAACAAAAGTAATAGGAGTGACGTTAATTGTGCCTGTATCAGCAGAAGTTGATACCCAACCTGTGTTCTGATTAACTAAACCAAATAAAACGACCATGTATGCGCCTGGAACTTCTGCCCATACATCCATATCTGTAGAACGAGTCCATGCACTTGCTGAAGCAATCCAAATACCGTTCTCAGATGACGTTCCTTGATTTTTTACTAATACTCTATCACCAGCCAACGTAGTGTAAGTGTCAATAGTTTGTAAGCCTGACAGCGTAATGTTAACTGTTGTAGCGCATTTAACTGCTTGTTTAGGGCTTAAACCTTGAGCAATTGTGTCCACATACAATTTATTAGCAATATCAATACTTGCTGTAGGTGATGTAGTAATTTGACCTGTTGTTGTTAGAATATTAGTAAAAACACCCGTTGAAGGTGTAGTAGCACCAATAGTCGTGCTATTAATCGTACTATTGGTAATATTTAACCCTGATTGGTCAGGATTAGTTGTTGCGTAGAATGGCTGACCCTGCCCGATAAAAGTATTAAAACTATTATCAAGATTGAATAACGCCTGTACGGGCAGTATATTCTGGTCTATGGTTTTAGCAGGGTCTGACATTCAATTTCCTAATTAATACGCAATAGCATTAACTAAAATTACATCACCAGCAGCCATATTAGCAGCCGCACCTGTTGTTACAGAGTAGCTAGTAAATGTGACTGAAGTTGCTGTGCTTCCAGTTAGTTGTAAGAACAAAGTGCTACCGCTTGTTACATCAGCAGCAAAAGCTAACCAACCATTAGGTGCAGTTGGTAAAGTAATTGAGCCGTTAGCAGCACCACCAGTACCTACAACAATTTTAAATACAAAAGTGCTTACCGCAGAGATTGTTGGTGATGTACCAAAACCGCTACCAATAGTAGGTAATGTAGCTGTGGTAGCTACTAAATTGTTATTTAAAGACAACGCTGTTGCATTAACTGTAACACCGCTAATAGGTGGTGAAAATAAAACACCGCCTGGGCCAACTAAACCAACACAAACACCATTTTCATTAAATTGTGCTTGAACTGGAACAATGTTAGTTGTTGAACTTGAAGCTACACCATTAAAGTTTGCCATGATGTTCTCCTATGATTGGTCAGCAGCAGGTGTTACATAAAGCGATGTCGTTGAACCAGCAGGACAAACAGCAGTCATGTAAAACGGAGTTGTAGGAACAGCCAAAACAATTGGCACTTCCATTAAAGGTGGTAAAACATAGCCTTCTGCCGCAGCACCATCAGCAGGCCAAACAGCAGCAGGACATGGTGAATAATTGGTGAAGCGAACGATACAAGCACCAGAACCTACGTTAATAAATGAAGCGTAGTTTACTTGGTCGTTAGTCGTGTCATCAATTAAAGTTGATGCGTAAGATGTAGCTGTTACGTCAAAGCGTGTTGTTTTACCTGCTAAACGAATAACTGAGGTATTAGCCATGATTTTTCCTTAAACAGCAGTAGCTGGAGCTGGGCCTTCAAGACGAGTAACTTGGAATGTGTAAACGCCAGATGCTGGTTTTAAAGTAGCAGTAGCAGTTAGATTACCAAATTGAACTTGAACTGTGTTAGTAGCAGTAGCATCTGCTTCAGCAATAACAACGCCAGCAGTTTGAGTGCCATTGTAACCAATTAAAGTTACTAAGTCAGTCGCTTGGATGCCTGGGATTGTGTATGAAACAGCAGTAGTTGTATTAGCAGCCAATGAATTAGATGTATTGTCTAAAGTTGGTTGAATGTAAAAAGTTTCGTGAGAATTGCCACGAGTTACGGTAGTAGATGACATGATTTTTCCTTTGCAGAAAGATGGTTAATTATAGCTTTAAATAGAAAAAAAGCTACCCTAATTTAGAGTAGCCTTTTCTCATTATTACATTGCTTACTTACAGAGTGCTGAAGTCATAGCCATAAACATATACGTCAAATGTAGCAGTTGCACCTTGTGCAGTACCTACGTTTACATATAAGTTTTGACCAGTTTGAACTGCTGTAGTTGCAACAGTACGCTCAGAAACTACTGTAGGGCCAGTTAATGCTGACAATGCTGCGTTAGCAACAATGCCTGTGCCGCCTGCTGATGGTGCAGTAAATACACCAGCCGCTGCTGTAGTTAAACTGATAGAAGCATTAGTAAATACAACAAACTTAACTGAGTAAGATGATGAATCTAACAATTGCAATACTGTATCGCCTGTTGCATTAGCGTTTACGCCTTGAAAAGAAGCTAATAAACGAACTGCTTGGTTGCTTGATAATACTTGTGGGTGACCACCTTGCGTGACTGCTGGGCCTGGATTAGAAGAAGCCATGATTTTTTCCTTTAAATATGTTGTTAAACAGGGGGGAATTAACCCCCCTTATTCACTAAGCTGCTACGCGGCAAGCCAACTCTGGGTAGAGTGGTGCCCAACCGTACAACACATCCAAACGAGTAGGAATTGAGTCATTGTTAATTGTGTATTGACGAACAACACGCATTGACAAACCAATTTCTTTATCGCTTGCACGACCAGCAAAGTGAACGCCATCTGGCAATTCCAAGTCAGCACAAGCAAGCGTGAACGCATTGCGGTGCATGATGATGTTTTGTGCTGATACAGTACCTGTGTTATTGAATGGTGTAACTGTTTGTGAACCAGTTGATACTACTGATACGTTTTGGAACTGACCAGCAGTAATAACGGCTGGAGATACGTTTACAGTAGCAGTACCTGATGAAGCAATAGTTACTGCGCTATTAACTACGAAATTGCGTAGTTTGTTAGAGCCGTATGCTTGACGGTTTTGTGGGTTGACTGCATAAACACCAGCGATAGTGATAACGTCACCTTGATTCAATGAAGCGTTAGCTGTAGCTGCACCGATAGTGATGTTAGAGCTAGAAGCCCAACCACTTGTCAAGAAGCCAGTTGCTGTAGTTACGTTACATGAAAGAACTGATGTTGAGTAGTTACCAAATTGATGTGACACAACGTTTTGGTCTAGTTTCCAGTTCATACCACCTGAGTCACGACCCATCAAACCTTTACGGTATTGTTCGCCAATAGCTTCTTGTGGTACAAAAAGACCTTTCAAGCTGTCAACGATAGTTGCTGATGTGAATGGCTCAACGATACATGAACGACGGCCATCGCGTGGTGCGCCTTCAGAGTCAAGATAAGCACCAGCAGTTAGATATGTAATCAAACCTGTAGGTGGTGTACCTGCTGTACCAACGATGTTAGCTGTGCTGTTTTTAGCCATAACTAAGCCGTCACGGTCAATCTTATTCGCTACTGCTGCTACTGCTGGTTTCAATACGCGGTCAGAGAACATATCTAAAGATAATGCCAAATCTTGTGTAGTGAATTGAGTATCAACGTGGAACTGAGTTGACAATGTTACTGGTACTGATGTTTCGTTGAAATCTTCAACGTTCAATGCTGGGCCAGTAGTACCGATGAAACGACCTGGGCGACGTACGTTTACTGTGTTACCAATTTTACCGCCAACAACAGCGAATTGGTCATCATAGTTGCGGTCAACTTCAGATGTAAATGTTAATTCATTCTCCAAAACCATCAACGCTTCGTTGGTGATTTTGCTAATGGTAAGTAAATTATTAGCCATGATTTTTCCTAATTAAAAAAAGTTTAAATCAGCTACCTTACTTTCCCGTTTTTACGCGCTTCACGCCATTGTTGGTATGTACCATGAAATTCACCATTGGAATCTACGCCCACATCAACAACGCCCGAACCCGTCTTAATAGGATTAATAGGTGCTGGTGCTTTACTGCGAGCTACAGAAGGTTTCTGTTCGGCAACAGGAGCTTCTTTACGCTCAAGCTGTGCTTCCAAACGACCAATTTGTCGGAGTGCGCTAATTGGAGAGCCAGAATTCAGCTTGTCCGCTAAGTCAGGGTTCTCAGCTAAGTGATATAGGATTTGAGGGCCTACATCTGATTCTAAGATTGCATCTCTAATGTGGTCACTAACGACTACATCAGAACTAGCTACCATATCATCAAAGTCTGGTAAGTCTGCTTTGGCATCATTCAAACGCTTATTCCAAGAGTCTAAGACCTTGTTGCGTTCTTCTTGTGCTCTGCGTTCAGCTTCTTGCTTATCTCTGTTAATTAGTGCTTGTTCAGTTGACCATTCCGCTAACGCTTCTGCATATTCAAAAGCATCATTGAATTGGTGTGGCTGTGGCTTCACGTTCTCCTGTATTTCTACAGGTCTTGGTGTTGCCCGTTCCTCTAACTCTTTTAAACGATTCTCTAATGACTCACGTTGCTCACGTTCACGTTGCGCTTCTTTACGCGCTTCTTCACGTTGCTTAGTTAGTTCACTAAACCGCTTCTCAAGTTTTGGGTTTGACTTCTTTTCTTCTGTCGCTTTAATTTCGTCAGATTCTTGTCCACTCTGTTCTTCAGCTTCCTCAGTCGGCTCTGTAGGATTTTCATCAACTACAGCCTCAACTGGTGCTTCATCAGCTAGACCTAATCTACTTGCATAAAACTCCTCTGAGTTTTCAGAGGTTAATACTGTTGCTGCTTTACTTTCTGACATGGAATACTCCAAGATTTTTACCCAATGAACCCATTGGTAGGTTTTGACCTCTGCGACCGAGCTTTGCGACCAGTTAAGCCACTTCCCCAATCCTTACGACTTCAGCCATTGCCGTTTAACGCTTTATAACACAATAGTTTAAATTTATCAATAACTCTAAACTAATAGTTTAGTTTTATTACTGAAAGTTAGTTGGGTCTTCCACTTGTTCGCGATGCATACTTTCAAAATGATGTGCGGCTTCTTTGCGAGTTGAAGTTGGAAATGTTTCGTGCCACTTATCACCAGGTGAGCCATGTTCTTTATGATATGACTGTGCAGCGCGGTCAGCATGATAACCCCACAATTTGCGAGCTTTCTCTTGGTCATATTGACCTTTAGCCATTTTCTTTTGTAGATTTTTAACAATAGGTATATGACTTGATTTGTATAAATGTTGGTCATTGTCAGCATGAAGCACCAATTCTTTAGCGTCATCACTCATGCTGTCATAATCTGGTTCATCATAAGATGATTTTGATGCTGATACAGTAGATTGACCAGCTTTTTTAGCCATGTGTTCTTGGTCATGCTGTGCTTTGTTTTTACTTGTTACGAGTGCCATTTTATATAGCCCTTTCTGTAGTTTCTGAAGATGCCTCTTTAGTAGCGGCATTACTTATTTGTGCTAATAATAACGCAAATTGACCTTTAATGTGTTCAATTTCAAGTTGAGTTTGTGTTTTAACCACAGTATCGTTAGCTTGAGTATGTGTGCGCATTTCGGTATCGTGTCTGCGTTCAGCATCGCGTAATTCAATATCGTGTGCTTTAGCAGTAACTTCCATAAGTTTACGCTTGTCTGCGTGTTGCTCTTTGACTTCTTGCGTATCAGTACGGTCTTTAATAATTTGTTGTAGCTGTTGAATAGCTTGTTGAGCTTGTTGCAACTGAGCTTGTTGTTGTTTAAGTTGCATCTGAACTTGTGGTGGCACTTTAGACTTGTCATCAATCTGAGCCAATGGATTATTAACTGCCAAGCGGTCAGCAATCGTTTCAGCACCAGGGAAGTCCATATTGCGGAACACTAAATCACCAATTTGTGGCATTAGTGATGGGTCAGCAGCAATCACAGCCATCATGGACTCAGCCGCTTCTTGACGTTTACTGTTATAGCCTGGGCCAGTTTCCATCACCACATCATACTCACCAATAGTAACGTCATTTAATACGCGAGTTACGCCTTCTTCGTCTTTACCATATTGGTTAATTGTCAATAACTCTGGCTTGCCATCATCACCAATGATACGCAATACACGCTCACGGTCATAGATTTTAGGAATCAAGTCTAAGATTACACGACCACATTGACGAATAGAGCGTGTCAAATTGTCATAGTAATGGAAGTTGGTCATGTCAATCTGTTGTTGCTGACCTTGTAGTGCCTTACCGCTAATGTTGCCTGTAGGCAATTGATTAGGGTCAAAGATACCAACTACTTGTTGCAAGTCTGACGTAATGCCAGCAGCAGCAGCCATAATTCCTGTTGGTGGTGGTTCTGGTTGCAAGCGTGTTGGTGCAGGTGCAGGGCGGCCATCAATGTCTGTTTGTTTGTAACGTAGAACTGGCATTGACTTAATGTTAGCCATCGCCCATTCGTTTTCGTGGCCTTCGTCTTGACCCTCTGCAAGCAACCATTTAGCTTTAGGTGCTAGTGCAACTGACTCTGTAATAGAAGTAGTCCAGAAGTTATACATACGTTGCGGGTCTTTAGCCATACGCACTAGACCAAACTTCTTACGCTTATCTTCTACTGTGAGTTGTTGACCATATACAGGAATAACAGGGATGTATTTACCAGCCCATGTGCCTTCTTCAAGGATTTGTAAGCCAGTCAACTTACACCATTTAACTGATTTACGAATTGACCTGCGTTTGTCAATAATAGTAACGCCTTGCTCATCCATTGCCGCTTGGATTTCGTCTGAGATTTCATCTTCATATGCAGAAGTGCCATCAGATAGCAGTACCAACGTAGCTGCTTCGCGTTCTACATAGAAATATTCAGCGACACGGATATCTTCTTTCATAATCCATTCAGAGTTGCTATCGCCTGTGCCACGTTGCGTAAAGCCTACACCATCATCAGCATCAGGATATTGCTTCCTAAATGCTTTCTTATCCATAACTGTAGTGATTAGTACCTGTTCAGCATCTGAACCATCTGGCATAGTTGAGTTAGGGTCAAAATACACAGTAAAAGGATTATCAATTGGTTTGATGTAAATCTCTTGGTCAAAGCTATCGTCTTTAAGATAGTCAGTAGTAATACGGAAATAACCCCAACCCATGCGAACAGCAAAATCGAAAGCAGTATCGTAAGCAGCATCGGCATCTGATTGCACCTCAATGTGTCTAAAGATTCCAGAGATAACACTAGCCATGTGAGCATCAGCTTCATTGTTCATGCCATGCGCTTTCATGCGTGGGCGTTGCTGACGTTGTTGGTTAGTAATTTGACGGCAGTAAGCATCAACCTTGTTAATTGTTAAACATGGTCTAGCTTCTAGTGTGCGTGAGTTTTGAATTTCTACAGGCCATTGGTCACCAGCGGCAAACTTTAAGTCCTCTAGTGCTTCTGAGCGATTGTTTGAATCAGCTTGATTAGCAAAGTTTAAGAATTGTTTGGCGGCCTCAATTCGTGGGTCGCTTTCATCAGTATAATCAATAGATTTCTCAGGTTTCTTTGCCATCTTTAGCCCATCCAGCTTGCGCCATAGTTATTCTGTGGTTTTGGTTTCTTACGTTCTTTAGTATCGTTAATCATTAGCCCAATGTAACGAAAAGCATCAGCACCATGAGAATAAATGTCATGTAATGGAACACGACTGAACATCTTAGTGTCTGGGTCAACATCATAGCGATAATGCCTAAGGCATTGCAATCCTTCTTCACAATTTGTTCTGTCAAAGTAACAGCTAGTAAAGATTGTTCGTGCAGCGTTAATAGAATCGACAACAGGAACTCGCGGCAATACATTAGTCTTATAGCCAGCATTTCTAACGATTTCTTCAATACTTCTGCCATTAGAGCCAATAGTTTTAGATTGCGCATCATGAGGCAAGTGTAGTGTATCATAAATATAACCCAATTTTTGCATTTCTGCTAGGTAATGTGTCATCGTTTTTTGGGTGTCTTGCAAGTAATTGATTAGGCGCGTTTCCATCCCAATAAATTGCACAAACCAAATTGCGGTGTGGTCTGCCCATCCCAAGTCAAACACAGCATGAACTGGCTTACTTGCATCGTACGGAACATTAGTAATGCGACCGGTGGCTTCTGCTGCTTGCATTTCTTTAGCAAAGATAGCACCATCAACAGTCATGCGACATACGCCTTCCCAAACTGTGTTATAGCTTTCTATATCACGTTGTCTAAGCGCATCCTTTTCCATGCGTAGCGTTTCGGGAAACCACGGATTGTCTGACCAGTTAATCTTTTGAACTATTGCATTGCTTGGTGCATGAACGACAAAGCGTTGATAGGTTTCGTCTGTTTCCAACTCAGGGTTGAAACTAATCCAAACCTCTGACTGCTCTTTACGAATGGTTGGAATAAGAATATCCCATGAACGCTTAGATACTGTCTGGGCTTCTTCTACCCAACATATATCTACACCCTCAAAAGACTTTACATTAGCTGTGTTGTTTTTTAGACCAACAAAGCTAAACTCTGTTCCGTTCTTACCGCGAATAGATGCTTGCGTTATCTCATAGAAGCCAGACATACCCAAGTCATCAATTTGGTCACACAATAGTTTATGAACTGAGTCTTTCATTGAAGTCATAAACTCACGCGCACAAAGTATGCGTAGCTGGTCTTTAGCACCAAGTATGAGTAATGCTCTTGCAATACCCCATGATTTAGCACCACCACGACCACCAAATAATACTTTGTACCTAGATTTTTCAAATAGGCACTTCAGCTTCATTGGGAACTGCGCTTTAGCTAACGCAGATTGAACTAACTCATTGCTCATCAGGCTTAAATTCTAATTGCTTAGGCGCATCTACAAAGATTACTTCTAGTCCTGTTAGCAATGGCGCACCATCAGCACCTGTAATTTCTTGCTTAACCCGGTCAGAGTATGTCTTAGGAAATCTAGCTGACATAGAACGTGACCATAATCCTGCATTTAATTTAGGCGCACCAGGGTGTTCTAGCATATACGCTTGAGCTTGTTCTTCCCACCAAGACTGTGCTAAAGCGTGAGCATCACTTATCGCATGAAAGAATTCCTCATGAGTATCACGCCAATTGCACAAAGTTCTATAAGAAACATCAAGTTGCGCTGCGATTTGCTCTAATGATTTGCCTAACTTACCAAGTGCAATTACCTTATCGCAATAAGATGAATCGTACTTAGTAGGTTGACCAGGCTTTTTTACTTCTTCAGTCATTATTCAGCAGCTACTTCTGGCT